ATTGCACTTGCAGAGACAAGACACAGAAGAGATTTTAAAATAAGGCGTATGGAAACAAGAGTTACAGCAAGCACTATTGCTGATACTGAATATTACACTTTGCCTGATAATTTTGTAGCTATGAGAAATATACAGCTTAATACTGACCCTAAAACAGCTTTAGAATATCTAACACCTGAGCAAATGGATAGAGTTAGAGCAGGGAGTAACACAGGTAAACCAAAAGCATATTCTATTATTGGTAATACCTTTCAACTAAGACCAATACCTGACGGGGTATATGAAATAGAAATGTTGTATTTTAAATATTTTACAGCTTTATCAGATTCAAATACGACTAATGACATGCTTACATTTCACCCTGACGCTTATTTATATGGCGCATTGGTTGAAGCAGAGCCTTATCTTTATAATGATAAAAGACTACAAACTTGGTCAGCTTTATACGATAGAGCCAAAAAAGATATAATAGATTCAAACGAAAGAGATCGACATTCAGGAGTAGC